AAATACTACAAAGCCATTTTCATTGTCTGAAGTTGATGCGAAAAATGGATCACCTAAGATTGGTGATATGATTGCTCGTAATCCACTTGACCATGAAGACCAATGGCTTGTAGCTGAGAAATACTTCGGTGAAAACTTTGAGGAGGCGTAATGGATAAGAAACTTAAAAAACTAGGTAAAGTAAAAATACCTGATTACCTTAAACGTATGTACAAAGAAGAAGAAAAACTTCAAAAGAAAATCTATGCTGGAGACTACGCTGCTACTGAAAATCCTTTTGGATTAGATAGTGAGCAGATAGAACTCCTAAGAGAACAACTTAGAGCAATGACTGCATATATTGATGCACTAAGACAGAGAATAGCATATGATCTGTCTAGTATCGTTGAGGCTAAGTTCGGTGAGCTTGATACCTTTGTCATTGACAAAAAAGGTAAAGTAGCTATATATAAAAAAGGTAAGATGTAATGGCAGTCGAAGAAAGAAACCGTAAGGTAGTCTTGGTTCTTGGTCCTTCTGGGACGGGTAAAACAAGATCTCTCAAACAACTGATAGAAAAAGATGGTGACAAAGTCGCCTACATCAATATGGATGGTAAGTTAAACCTACCATTCAGAGGTAAGAACAAGATAGCTAAGTTCATTGTACCAGCAGATCCTCTTGAGGTGAACCCTGGTGTAAGAGCTATGGATGCAGATCCAGCTATTGAATATATCATTATTGATACATTATCGTTCTTCCTTGACCAGCTTGAGCAAAAGCATGTCATATTTGAACATGACTCTCAAGGAGCATGGGGGAAAACATATGCAGCAGAAGTTAAATCATTATTGCACTTTGCTAACAACGTCAGCAAAAAGCATTGGATCTTCTTGTCTCACACACAAGAAGGAGAGCTTAAAAACTTTGTCACTCCAACTAAAGCCTATGCTAAAGGAGCAGTTGGTCGTCTCGGTGTCGAAGCTTATTTTGACACGGTACTCTATACCAGCGTATTTGACGATGAGTCTGCTGAGGACGGGATTGGATATCGGTTCCAGACTCGTAAAACAAAGGAAACGAAAGGGCTAAGCGTTAAGAGCCCTGAAGACATGTTTCCTGATACATACACGGAAAACAACGACATCACAAAGATCTTTGAGATCATAGATGCTTATGAAGAATAGTGCCTTCGTCACCCTGACATAAACTGGAGGTCACTAACGACTGACAAGTTAGTGGTAAATGGGTTCTTAATAGGAGCTCTGCCTTTGGCACTGATAGCACATCGCAGTTAATGCATATCGCTTCCTTCATTAGCCCTTCTGAACCCAGCAACAAGAAGTAAAACCGTCAGTTGACAGATTTTATCTAAACGGGCTTGTCTGTGAAAAGCTCGTTGTGCATATGCCACTGACCAGGTTTTACACCTGGAATGTGGCAACCATTACTGGCAGGCTAGTTCTGTAAGTCCAGATAGAGTCATTGCATTGCCTATACATAACAGTGTCTCGAACCGAGAAGGGAATTAGCCGTTCCATCCGTGGCTCGGTATATAAAAGTAAGAACAAGGGAAACGGAAGTTGATGGTTCGTCAGCGTTCCATCAGCGAGGTCTTTGTAGATTGTGTTGTAGCTTTCTCATAGGACTCCTTTATGTTAATTGAGCATCCACGGCATGATGTTATTAAACTGTCGGTATAGAGCCAGTGTTTTTTTTAGTGACATATTTTCCTCACTGGTTCTTATATTATATGTGCTGATAGCTCAGTGGGAGAGCAATCGTAGAGGTACGACTCTGATAGGTCGGGGGTTCAAATCCCTCTCAGCACACCCAAAGTCTTTTCATACGATTATGCAATGGACTATAAACGAAAGGAGCCAATTATGGCTACACTATTAAACCAACTCGGTATTGACAAGAAAGCTTTTGACGAAGTCGAAGCAGAAGAAGTAAAAGAAGGGTTCCTGAAGGAATCTGGTGTTTATGACGCTGCAGTAGATACTGCGTATATTAGAAAGACTCCATCTGGAGCTAATATGCTTGAAGTAAACTTTGTATTACAAGATGGATCTCCATTCAACTGGAACACTTGTATCCTATCTGGAGATGAGAAGGGGAACAAATCCACTTATACATCTAAAGACGGTAAAGAACTTCCATTGCCTGGCGTAAGTCAGATGAAACACTTCCTAGACGCTGTAGGGGTTCAAGATCCTGCTGCTACTCAAGGTGAAGTGAAACATAGAGATGAAACAATCACTGCATTGTGCATCACTGGTATCCAAGGTAAGAAACTTAAAATGGGCGTAAACCAGTTTGAGAATGAATACAATGGTGAAGTTAATCTTCGTAACGATGTTAAATACTGGATGACATCTGATGGTAAAAACTCTGCTGGAGATGAAATTCTCGAAAAAGTAGTTGCATCATTGGAGAAAAACCCAGTTAAGAAACTCAAAGCTAAAGCTGGAGCACCTGGTGCTGCACCTGCTGCTGGAGCTGCACAAGCTACTGCTTCTGGCTGGTAATAAGCATGGAAGAGTGGGACATAGACATAGTCTTTGCTCCTGCTATGCTTAGATACAAAAAGAAGAGTGACGAAGTCGCTAGTACAAACAACCTCTCTCGCTGGTGGAAACAAAATAAAACCAAGATAAAAAACTGTTTTCAAGATGAGCTGAAAGAATGGTACATACCTGAGTATAAGGGGGAACCCTACAGGTGGGCTGAAATTCATTTCACCATTTTGAGAACCAATAAGAGGAAGATGGACAGTGACTCGCTTGGACCGTCTACATACAAATGGGCTATAGATCTATTGACAAAGCAAGGTTACATCGTAGATGATGATCAATGTAGAGTTATAATGCATCCTACTGAGCTAGATGTCCCAGGGACGATTGAAACTTCTGTTAGGATGCAGGTAAAGCTAAAGAAGGACTTGAATGAGCAATGAAGATGTTCAAGATTTTATCAAAGCACTTGGTGTAGTAGTTTTATTGATTGGAGCATTCTTCGCAATAATGGCTGTAGCTACACTGATAGTACCAATACTCATTGTCGGAGCGTTAACATTGTTTTCGTATATGGTAATGAAAGATAACAAAAAAAATGGACCACGATAGTTCCTGGAGCCCTCAATGGAGGGTTCTGGAAACTACATGAACCAGAAGAATTCATTCAGTGGTGGTGCACCTACGATATTTCCATCTGCAGCTTTACCAAGTACGTTTGCATCAAAGATAGTTGGAACATCAATCATTAATGCTTCTTCTAATCCAAGAGCTGCTGCAATAGATGCAGGCTTATGTGTAGCCATTGACATGATAACTCTTTGTATTCTCATCCAGAATGATGGGAACAGTATAACACCATAGTCAGAAAGCACTTTTAAATGCTTAGGCATATTTACTTTGTAGTCAATAAATGAATCCAGGGCTCTTGAAACAGCTTGCTGCTCAGTACCACCCTCTTCAATAACATGTCTTATCAAGATCGCTCTTGGTATGATGTCTGTCATCTGCACTGCAGCAGAACCAAGCTTAACTGCCTGTGAACCAGGAGTGGCTAGGAATTCAGATACATACTTCGCAGCATCCTCCTTCTCCTTCACTGACTTCAGTTGGTTCCCAGAACTAAGAAGTCCCTCACCCATCAACTCCAAATATTTTACATTCTTCGTACTCTCACCAGCCCATATCAATATATCATCAATGTTAAGTCCAGCTACAGCAAATGCATTTATAGCTTTCGCAAGTCCTGTATTCTCACCTTTCTTATTCTTAAAGATCTTATTCATAATTTCTTCAATATCTGTTTGAACACCAGAAACAACTGACTCATCTCTTGTCATTATCTCAACATTAATTGATTGCATCATACCGTTATTCAAAAGAATAGCAAGTGGATGAGCTTTTATAATCTTCTCAAGTCTTTCGGCAGCTTTGTTGTTACCAGACACTACAGCATCTATCTGTTTAAGTCTTAGATCCTGAAAATGTTTCAACTGACGTGTAGTCTCAAGTGAATACTTCAAAATCTTTCTCATAGGTACATCATTACCAAGAAGAACAGCTACATTTGATATTGCATCTGCAGCGATCTTCGCTGGATTAATGATTACCCATGCAATCTTAGTCATCTTAACTATCTGTCTCACTGCATATGCAGCTTTTCTAAGACGAGCATCATTCTCAAAGATAACAGGATCTGTGTATCCTTCAAGCTGAGGAGCCAGGTCTGTACGAACCATATCCATGTTGGTATTGAATTTACCAATAGATGTCATTCTTTCTGTACTCTGATAGAATTTAAAGATATTTGGATAGTCATCTTTGGTTATATCAGAGATAAACATGCCCTCTGGAAGCTTTATCATCCACTTGACATCTTCTATTTTAGTTTCACCAAGCTCTCTATCAAATCTCTCGATATCTTTTTTGCTTGTAAGCTTTTTAAGATACTTATCACGCAATAGGAAGTCTCTTCCAGCTTGAGTATCTGAGATCTCCTGAAGTCTAGCAATAGCTCTAAACATACTATCTGCAGGATTTCTAACAACTCCAAGAGTATCTTTTTCTGCGTCAGTCAGA